TAAAGATTGTATGTTTCATTGTGCATGGGGCATCTGCAATAGACGCCCCTGATACCCAATATTCTCCAAAGAAATCATTTTCTTTTGTACATGAAATAATTTCCATACTCAATGCATCCATTCGCATATCAATAAGAATTTCTCTAGTATCACTTTTAAGCCATTCCTTATAGATATCCAGCCGTATCTCCATGTCATCGACACAGAGTAGCACTTTATCTCCAATAGGGTCTCCTATATTCCAATTTGCTTGTATAAGAGAGCTTTTACCTCCGTATTCAGATATCATAGCAGTTGCAACATGAGCTTTTGAAAATCCAATATATTCAAGGGGATATAATGTAGATGACAAATTGTGTGTTTCTAAATTATCTCCATCATATCCTGTGATTCTATCCCATCCCATAATAGCTGAATTAATGGCTACTGCAGAACCAATTCCTCCTAGTCCTACAATTGTTAGTTCATCAAGTTTATCTTGAGGTATTAAGTCTTTATTCCTCATAAACCTATTTGCTAAGTCCATTTGTACTCCTTTCATCAATTAATCTACAGGGGTCTTCAATTTGAATTTCCTTGCAAGCTATAAGAAATTCTTCATAAGATATAGCTCCACTAGTATATCCATCTTGTAAATCTTCAAACGTCATTTCTCTTTCATAGTCATTCATTTCATCAATAACATCAGATTTAACATCTTCTGCTATATAACTATTATCTTCCTTTATTAAATTACCATTATAAGTAGGATAAAGTGTAGTTTGTTGTTTACGATGCATATGATTTATATTATTGTTATATGAATGACTAGGGAAATTATAAGATGTATAAGCTGGTTTCCTATCTTCTTTTTCTTTTTCAGCTATTTTGACTTCTTTTGCCCACTGAGAATTCATTTTAGGAGTATCTACTAAAATATCCTTTTCATCTAACTCATGAACATGAGATTGTCCGTATTGGTCTAAATAACTGAAAGCAAAAGCATAAGGTTTCTTTGCAGATGCAACTACTAAACTAAAGTAAAACCCACTTTGTTCAGGAGCCATCTGTTCTAAAGCTTCATCGTCTGTAGCACTAAAGAAAGCACCCATACTATGATGACTATGAATTAGACCCATCATACATCCTTTTGCAACTTGTTTCTTTTTATATAGATTTGCTACAAACATATTTATTCTTTCTGTTTGCTTATCATCTCTATATATTTCTGTATTAGAATGTTCTCCAACATCCATTAAATAGAAATCAACAAGTTTGACATTTTTAACAAATCCACTTTTTTCAAAAGATGGTTTATAAAATGCTATACCTGACCATTCTGTTGATGGAAATTTATTAAGAAAACAAATAATTTTCTCTCTTACTTTCATTGTGATTCTTAACTTCATTGTTTATATCCTTTATTTCTTTTTTAAGATTAATTGCTCTTAGTTTAGATACTTCTATTGATAATTCTTGTTTTATATCTTTAAAATAATAATTATTTCTTTCCAATGGTTCAAAATATTCGAAAAGTTTTAAAGATATTTGTCTTAAGAAGTATCTCTTTGCACTATGAACGCAGGTGTTAACTGTATTTGCCTTATGTAAATACCTAGCTATAGATGCAGTAGGATATGTATCCCTGCCACACATATAACTTCTTACATCGCCTTTAAATTTTCCAATTTTCATCATTAAATGTAAAAGATGAGTATCGATTTTAAAAGGCATTTTTCTTATCTTTGTCATCGCTATACTTACTTTCTTTGAAAATTCTCTCATCCAATCTATTTTAGCGACTCCTTCTTCTTGTTCTAATCCAAGATAAGGAAAAATATACCTTCCATTTTCATTGAATCTATCATTAATGTAAGTATATAATTCAAACAATTCATTGTATAATACATTTTCTTTTATAGCTTTATCAAAACACCATATGTAATCTCTGTATGCTTGATAAGATTCATAGCTAAAAGTATTATTAGCAATAGACTTAAGAACAAAGTCTTCTACTCTTCCTGTCTCATCCTCAACTCTATCGGCTTTAGTTATTCTCCAAGCTGTAAAATACTTTGCGTGCATTGACTTTGGAATACTTTTATAACCTCCATTTGTCCGGACTCCATCAGCAATCGGTCGACCAGTAAGAGGGTCACGCCAATATGCTCTTTTGGACTTTCTATAGAAATAATTAATATCCCAATATGGAGACTCAGGATTCCAACAACTTAAATATTGCTTGATGATAGTAGCAACATGATAGAATCGTTGAGTTCTTAACATTGCGTTAATACCATCTTGGAACTCACCCCAACAAGGATTTCCATCAGGACTAATATGTGGATGAACAAAAGATATAAATAATTTACTAGTTTTCCAATCCCAATCATAATCTTGAGTGCAATTACGTAAATTTATATCATGGAATTCGGGTTTCAATTGTAGAAATTTTACTCGAGGAATATGTGAACTTCCTTTCGTAATTTCTGCATAAGCATCTCCCATATTATAAACATACTGACCTCTTAACTGTACATCAGGAATTTTTATGAGTAACACATTAGTTCCTTCAAAAACTTCATAGTTATTTTTCAGAGCTTTTTCATCTTTTTGTAGATATTTCTTTGTATAAATTGCATTATTTGATGAATTGCCCGGAATAATGGTTCTCATTAATCTAAACCATGAAGGTTTAGCTTTAACAGCTCTCATTTGATACTGTCTTTTTGCATTTCTTTTAAATTCTATAAAATTTCTTCTTTCTTCTGTCATTTTTCCTCCATAGGAATTTACAATGCCCCAGACCTAAATCTGAGGCATTGAAGTTGTTTTCAGGATTATCCTGACTTGACCTTTCCTTTCTGGAAAGATACAAGCGGGCTAGCTCCAGTTGATTCAGCTTCTTTCACTAAATCAAAGGTAGCTATCTCAGTTTTTCCATTAACTGAAATTTCGACATTCTCTAAAGAAATGCCTTCTCTTTGTGCTACCTCTGCTGGGGTTGCACCATGGGTATCCATTGGTATAGACCCATTCGTGTGTGACACTAATGTCACGTTTGTTGTCTTACTTGCCATTTGAGTACTCCTACACTTTGGCGTTATTGGGGAATTTCCCCGTTATAGAGTCTAGATAGCCCTTTACCTTAGTACTGGTAGGTTCATTATCTGTCTTTTCGACTCTAACATCTTTGCCTTTGAAAATAGACAAATTTTGCATAAAATCTGCCTCATCCTTGGTAGGATAAATTCCCACCAAGGACTTTATTCCGGGTTTTCTTTTTATGACGGCATAATTCATCGGTAATTCCGATAATCTCTCCTATTATATCCTTTACCTAATTGCTGAATTGCTGTCATTATTGCCATAAAACATGTTGAAAAGCAGTCAAATCCTATTTTCTTCATAGATTTATTATAGGGTTTGTAATTACTTTTAGAAGATGTATCTCTACATTCAAAATCAGCTTTTCTCTCTGTTTTTGGCTTAGCTTTTGGTCTGTTTTTAGAACCTAATGGACGTCCCATTATTTGCTCCTTTTACTATTTAGTTTACGTGACTTCTTTGCCACTTTCTTACGTTTAGCTCTTTTCTCCCAGAAATTAGAGCTCTTTATTTGCTTTTCACCTTTCTCTTTTTCCTCATAATTACGAGGAGTAACGTCAGGTTGAAGCAAATCTTTTTGTTCCTTTATTACTTCTTTATTGCGTTTAAGAAGAGTTTTTAATTTATCTAACATTAAAAGCCTCCTCTAAAGCGTAAAAACTCTATAGCAAAGAGCATTAAAGACCCTGCTATGGTTATTACCAGAAAGTATGCCATAATCCAACTTATTGGACGACGTTCTTCTTCTGAGAAAAACCATTGTGCAAGTCTTTCACTAAAGGTAAACACCTTTTGCTCAAAGTTAGGGTTATCAGGAACAACTCCCCAATTTTCTTTATCTTTTTCTGTTTCTTTGTTCATAATGCTCTCCTTATTGCTTTGTTCAACTGTAATTGCTTTATAAAGCTACCCTTAGTAATTATGAATGATTGATAGTCTTTCAAAGATAAAAAACTATGTTTAACCAGTTCATTCACTCTCAGTTTTAAGATGTCTTTTTCTGACATCATTTTGTGGTGTGTAAATGAATATACCATTGGTTTACCATCTTTCATGGTACTTATATATGAAACATAAGTACTTATGGCGTCTCTTAAGTTTGAATGCAATGACCCTCCGTCATTTTTACATTTCTTTTCTGTCATCTTTTACTCCTTAGATGTAGAATTTTTCACGGGATATGCCGTGCCATTTATTTAACTTTCATGGAAAAGCTTTTTTCTCATTCAATGGTAGTGCTTATACTGGTTTACACACTTAGCTCGAGACGAGTATAAGTTCCTGGAATAAACTGAGTCTGACTTCTCAGGACTGCCATTGCTATAGTCAGATACTTTTCCAAATTGTAGGCGTGGTATTTTATAGTGAGCCACGCCACCCACCTTACCATCAAGTTGTTTCCCCGTAAGTCCAGCATTTCTTGACTACCTTTAAAGTCGACCCACTTACACGAGTGGTGAAGGCTTGAGGTATTCTTTCCCTTTATGGTAAAATTTAAAAGAGTGTATGGAGAAGACTATTGTACAAGTATTTGGAGTTCCCCTTTAAATAGAGACATTTTACCTCTTTTAAAGTTTAACTTGGTAATATCTTCACCTTTGCAATTATAACTATAATATTCTAACTCAGTTAATCCTTGCTTATACATCCTCTTTGCAATGCTCACTTTCTCAGGTATACCAAGTTTTTCAGGATATGATTCCTTGATAATGTTTTCTATCTGATGAATATTCTCATCCTGAAACTCTTCATATGTTAATGGCTTATTGTCCTTTACATAACACAATCCTTGCCAAATGATTGTGGTATTTTTATTAAAGATTTTCATAGTTTTCCTGTCTTTTTATTGATTGATTAAAACATATTGTGGTAGTTTCCTACCGATTAGTTAGATAATCAGGAATAGTTTTCTCACCTGAATATAGGGTACTTATTAACCCCTTTGCTTGACCAAGACTTTAATTCTGGAAGGACGGTCATCTCCCTCCAGTTTTGACATACCGCTACTTACTCTCGTGGACTACTCTAATAGCCTCTAAAAGACTTTAATACTTTATCAAAGCCAACGACTTCAGTATAGAGGGATATGTCAAATTTAATTTTATGCTCTACTAAAAGCAAAACCGTTTCTACCTTTTTCGTAAGCACGTTGAAGTGCCTGAGCAAATTTAGGAAAACGTGCCTTTGAGACAGATATTAGAACACCCCACTTGGAGAATATCCAGTACTTTTGAGTAACACGAATTAAGTTCATAATTTAGTTCCTTAAGTTTTAATTATGGTTACCATTGTGATAACCATTCATTGTGATAACCATTGGTGTCTCTTTTAACCCTTACAAAAAAAAACGAACCCCCGTCTACTAATGTACATCATAGTGGACGGGGGTGAGTAAGTTGGCAAGGTAGATGTTTATGCCAAGGACATACCAGTTTCTATTGGTTTGTATCTTGACCATACACGGTCTGTATCTTCCTTGACACCTGCTGATGCAAGTTCATAGTCCCTGCTCTCATCAAGAAGTAAGGGTTCTGACCGAAGGTCACTGAGCTTCCTGAGTCCCTTAAGGGTCAATGTACTTGGGAAGTTTGAATGTGGAGATTCAGTATCAAAGTTTGCTGGTCGCTTTAAGCCAACTATGATACCGGTATCACTTTCACCGTATACATATTCAGAAACTTCCTTTTTAACACCAGTATCTTTGTCAAAGACGGTCTTTGGCTTTAAGATACGTTTCTTGGTGTTAGAAACTTCTGAGGGTTTAACATTGTTAAAGATTGTACTCTGAATGGATTTTGCCATGGTATTATTTCCTCCTTGGGAAAATGTGAGGGTATGGTACAATGAGCACTTCCCATTGTGATAACCATTCCCCCATTATGTAGTACACTCTTTCACTTTGTTAATGTACCACAAGTTAACAGGGGTCACGCCATATGAGGAGCAAATTCACAGGATGGAGGGAGAGTAACTACGGCTGAGGTGGTCTAATTCTCAACGGAGTTACGACCCCACCCCGTGAATTTGCGGGGGGTATGGCGGACTGTATATCCCACACACTCATTCTACAATATTTTTTTGAAATTTGAAAATAAATGCGTTTTAACACTTGACTTGTATTATAAAGAGTCCTTAATATATAGGGTACGTATTTGAGCTCTAATCAGGTGTTATGATATTTAAAGTTTGATTTAATAAGCGGGGCTTGGGACAGTAACATGTTTAGACAAAGAAAAATGTGGGGGTAATGTTATTAGTACTAAGAGTGATATAGAAGAGGTATTAAGGAGAGATGAAGGTAATCGATATAACAAGTATCTCGATGATAATGGTAAATTAGATTACCAAGTACTATATAAGGATATGCAGAACATTCATGGTGTTATGCACTATAATAATAGGGAGAAGTTATATAGGTCTGTAACTAAATGGTATGAGATACATAAGGAAAAATGAACAAAAAGCCTAAATCTAAGAATGAATCATACTGGAGTTTAATGACTGGTCTGGAAAAATTTTGTTTTTTAATTTCTATAATTGCAGTAGCATATTTTATTAACATGTTGTATGGTATATAAATGGTAAAGGAGACGTTATATGGCTAGAAGTAGTAGGATGGCAGGAACATCGGGTGAAACTCTTACTGTTACTTTAACTGAAAGTCTAACGATTGATGATAGAGATTATGGTGGACTTCAGTCAATGACATTTGCTAATGTATTAGATGTAACAAGGAGGTTGGTTACTGTATTACATACAACAGAATCGGTTATAGCTACATTTGCTGCGGTAATCGGACCTGGAGGATTTATTGCATCTAATGTTAAATATATGAGATTTACTAATTTAGATGACACAAATTTTATTACATTAACATTTAGGAACCAAGATAATGATGAGTTTGCTATTAAACTTGATGCAGGGAAATCTTTCCTATGGTGTAGTGATAATAGTGGTGGAATGGTAGATGTATTTAATGCAACCCAAGATGCTGATGCTGCTTATAGTACGAATTTCGGAGATTTAACAAATCTTCAAGCTCGTGCAGATACAGGAAGTGTAGATTTAGAATTTTATATAGCAGGGGGGTCGTCATAGTAAGTGGCTGGTAGGTTTTTTGAGAGAGATGATGCTTTTGAGTTAAAGAAGTCTAACTTCTTAAGGGTTATTGGAGAAGGTATATATGCTAAGTCAGAGGGTGCTTCTTCTAAAGAGGTTGCTAATTTAATGAGAGATAAGTTGAGATTAAGGGGACGAGTGAACTTTTCAGATAGATTTTATATGGATTTGATAAAAAAAGGGGAGATGGGTGAAATTCCCCAGGATTATATGTTAACATTGGGATATAGGTTATAAATGAGGGGAAAGATTGCAAGAGAAATCCTAAAACGAAGTATTACTCAGGGGAATATCAGACCTCAGGTATCTGGTTCAAGATTACAGGAAGTTGATTATTCTAAAATTTTCCCAAAAGGGATGCCAAAGGAACAAGCATTAAACCTTCAAAAGGATATGTATGAAAAAGCTCAAAATGTTGCAAAGGCGTATGGGCAAGATACTTCAAAACCCGGATTAGTTAGCGGTCTAATGGACGATATGGTACGAACAGGTCAAGGATTCGCTCAATCGTCAGAAAAAATAGACATATTAATCTCTCAAGGGATGCCTAAGAAGGATGCTATAGCAGTTGCCGCCTATTACGGGAGTAAAACTCCTAGGGCTCTAAAAGCATCAAAGGATTTGATTAAAATGGGGACAAGCGAAGCGGAGATGTTTGGTAAGAAAGCTGTTGCAGAAATGGAGAGAGAAATAAAAAGGGGAGCTAAATTAGTTATGGAAGATACGTTTACTGGTAGATATGGTTTAGAAGATTTGTTTAAGGATATGGTTTAAGGATGATTAATATAATACTTGGTAGGTTAATTAAGAAACATGGGTTATTAGGAGTTCTTATGGTTATTGGCGATTTGGCTGTAAAGATAACTAAATCTAAGAAAGATGACAAAGCTTGGGCTAGAATAAAAAAAGTTATTAAAACTTTAAGCTAATGAGTAAATTTTAAGGAGATAATATGGAAGGAAGTAGATTTTTTGAAAGAGCTGATAGAAATAATGTAGAGGATTATGAAAGAGGATTTGGTGAAGGGATAAATAAAGATATAATCCAAACTTATAAGGATAACTTTCCTCCTTCCGAAGAACCGATTCCATATAGGGATTCTCCTTTTCAAGTTTCTGACAGAGACCCTAGAGTAGGTCCTTCAAGGGAAGATTTAATCAAATCCTTTGATGCTTTTAGAGACCCTAGAGTAGGTCCTTCAAGGGAAGATTTAATCAAATCCTTTGATGCTGTTGGACGTCATCGTGGCGCTGGTCCTTCAGTTCATCCTGCTTATATGGGTATTTCAGCGGGTATTAGAGGTCCTTCAATTAAAGAGGCAAGTAATAGAATGTTCAAAAAATGGGGTGATGATATAAATACGTTTTCCCAATTTATTCCTTCTGATATGAAGAATAAATGGGGGCAATTTCTTAAAAAAATGGGATTAACACGATATAAATATAAAACTCCTAAAGAATTACCTTTTCGGAGACCACATCCTTCAGAGCTTGAAGGAGACCACTATCCTTCAGAGTTTGAAACAAGTCCAGAAGAATCTATGGGAGTATATCCTGAGACTTCGGGAGCAAATATAAGGCAAGGCGGCAAAGGTGGTCGATGGTATTAAATTCAGGTGAGTAGATAATATGCCTTACGGAAAAGGAACATATGGGAAGAAAGTAGGAAGACCACCTAAAAAGAAGTCTAAACCAAAGAAAAAGGAGAAGAAATGATGAATAGATTTGGAGGGAGTGGATTTAGTCCTGCTGGTAGATTACCTATGGCTCAGGAACAGCCAGAAGAAGCATTACCTGGGACTCAAGATGGTGGTATAGGAGAAATGATAGGTGAAAGATTGGGTTCTGGATTAAGGGATAAACTTATATCAAATTATGCATCAAATCAAATGGATAACGTATCAGTCGGAGGTCCTGTGGATATTACTGATATAATAAAAAGTACTGATGCTTTGAAAGGAGCAGAGGGAGGTGGCTTTTTATCTAGTATATTTGGGGGTGGAGCTGCTGCTGGAGCTGCTGGTGGAGCTGCTGCTGGTGGAGCTGCTGCTGGTGGATTAGGAGGCACTATAGCTAAAGTAGCACCTATACTTCTTAGTATTTTTTCAGATATACGAGTAAAGAAAAATATAAAGCAGGTTGGAAAATCTCCTTCTGGTATTCCAGTATATGAGTTTTCTTATAAGGGTGATAAGAATAAAAGGAAATATAGAGGAGCTATAGCAAATGATTTCCCTAATCATCCTGCTGTCTCTAAGGATTCTAGTGGATTATATAATTTGGATTATAGTAAAATAGATGTAGATTTCGAAGATATCACAGATGGCTAATAGAATGGACTTATATACTCAGGATGAAGATAATTATCAAGCTATGCTAAGCGATTTATCCAAAAGATATAAGGTGGAAGGTAGTGATATAGAAGGTTTAATGGATAAAGTAGGCTGGCATGAGTCTAAGAATGTATCTGATGCTATACAGCAATCTGGTATGGGAACTTATGAAGATGGGTCTACTCAATATGGAGAAGGTCCAGGAAAGGGTCTATTCCAGTTTGAAACTAAGAAAAGTGGTGGTTCTGGTGCAGGACAGACAGCTTTAAACAGATTGAGGAATTATTTTAATAAAAAGGGAATAGATGCTCCTGATTGGGTAAATTCTTCTTACGAAGATTTTGATGCTTCTCAACTTTCCCCTACACAGCAAAAAATGCTGTTTATGGCAAATCAGAGGATGAGTGAGGATGGGGGGTTTTATGCAGATGAAATAGCTAATCCTGCAGAATGGTCAGCTAAATACCATTTCCGTGGAAGCGATGAGAATAAAAAGGGTTATATTGATAGATTTAATAGGGATTTAGAGAGTTACTAATAATGTATGAAATAAAGATAAATCATAAGAGAGAAAATGGTGGACCTTCTACTTATAAGATATATACTCAGGATGAATGTGATGAAAATAACAAGAAGTATGTCTACTGGAAGAATGCAGGTGAAGGTGATTGGGCATTAAGTGATGATGGTTATTGTTCTAAAGTTATAAAAAAGAAGGAATATCCTCGGAAAGATGGTGGAAACACTGTATACTTGAGACTGCCATGGGGATACTTCATGTGGGACCCTAAATACCCCACAATCAAATTTAATGCTAAGGGACGTAGCACTCCTCATACTTTAACTGGCAAATCGTACTATACTGCAAATAAGAAGTCTGAGAAGATGCGTAATCTAGCTATGTGTTATGCACAAACGATGAATAAAGACTTAGCTATTGACTTAGCTTTTGGTAGTTTGACTGGTCAGCAGCATGGTACTTGGAAACGAAGAATGAAAACGGAGGTTTTTAGGGATATGGTAAGGGATGAGTTACAAAAGTTACTTACTAAACATGGGTTAACAGAGGATTATACTCTGGACTTGCTTGAAGGTACTATAGAACAGGCAAAAGACAAGAAAGATGTTACGAATCTTATGAGAGCTGTAGAGAATCTGCAAGGGATGCATGGTATGAAAGATAAGGGACTTGTAAAGACAACCACACAAATAGAAGGTACAGTCACACGCAAGTTACTAGATGAAATACATGAAGAAGAACGCAGAGTAAAAGCAACTCAAATAGAGGAAAAGCCCCATGAGTCACACGAATCATCGTCGGAAGGACAAGACGAAGTACAAGCCAACGAAGAAAGAGAAATTCGAGAGGAAGAAGTATAAGTGGATTACGAGGAAAGATACGAAAACATCCAAGTACTTAAGAAGTTCAGAGAGAACATAGGTCTCTTTGGGAAATTGTGCTTTCCTACTGCTTTAAACAAGCAAACTCCATCTTTTCACTCTGAGATATATAAAACAATTAGGAATAAAGAGAATGACCGTATATTAATTGCTGCCCCCAGAAGTACTGCCAAAAGTACTGTATGTTCTCTCATACTCCCCCTCTGGAGGGCAGCTTTTAAGCCAAATGACGAGGATTTGTTTATAGTTATAGTATCTGAGTCACAATCACAGAGTATAAACTTCTTGAGCAGAATTAAGTATCACCTTGATACATCATCTATATATAGTCAGATGTTTGGGGATATGGGTAGTAATACAGCAAAACGATGGACTAACAATGACATAGTATTAGCAAACGGAACTCGTATGGTTGCTGTTGGTACAGGACAGAGAGTTCGTGGGTTTATTGAGGGAGATACTCGACCTAACTTAATTATTATTGATGACTTTGAGTCAGAATTAAATGCTTTTACGCCTGAGGCGAGAGCAAAGAACCGTAAATGGATTACAGAAGCAGTTATACCATCATTGTCTGATGATGGGCAAATTGTAATGATTGGAACGGTTATATCTGAAGATTGCTTCCTGAATTGGGCTAAAGGGTCTGATGCATGGAAAACACTTTGGTATACAATTTGGAATGATGATGAAGAGAGTATTTGGGAAGAAAGATTCCCTAAAGAAAGAATATTTAAAATAAAGAGCGAATATGAGAGTGTTGGGAATTTAAATGGATTCTATCAGGAGTACATGAATATAGCACAAGCTCCTGAATCAGCTCCATTTAAACCAGAGTTCATTAAACTTCATCATTATGATTATGAGTGTATAGATGGACAGAATTGCCTAGTAAAGGAGACAGGTGGAGAAAAAGAAATTAAACCAGTTGAAATCTACGCTGGGGTCGACCCTGCTAGTAGTCTTAGTCTTCGGGCTGATTATTTCGTTATTGCTGTTATGGCTGTTGACTATGATAACAATAAGTATATTGTGGATATTTACAGGCGTAAAATCACTCCTGCAGAGCAACCAGACGAGATTATTAAAATATACAAGAGATATCATCCGAAAAAGATGAAAATAGAAACTGTAGCTTATCAGGAAGCTTTGAGAAGTGCAGTTCGTAAGCAGATGCTGGACGAGGGAATTTATATCCCGGGACTAGAGTCTGGGGTAAAACCTCGGAACAGAAAGTCAGAGAGATTGCTTTCTCTTGTTCCATTGCTTGCAAAAGGCGAGTTTTTCTTTAGACCACAGGATATCACAGCTCAGCAGGAATTTCTCTCTTACCCTAAGGGCAAACATGATGATATAATGGATGCTATCTGGACTGCTTTAGATAAACATTCACCATGTAGAATTACAGATATGAAGAAACCAGTAAATGGGAATAACTATTATGATGATTATAAATACCTTGATTGGATGACAATGTAATGGCAAAAAAAGACAGAGTAGAAGAAGTACAAAGTCTTTGGAAGACATATTCAAGTAAAAGAGAAACTTGGGCTAATCATGCTAGAGAAGACCAAGAATTCCGTTATGGGAAGCAATGGTCTGATGAACAAAGAAAGAAATTAGAGGCACGGGGTCAGGCAGCTGTTGTTGTAAATAGGATACATCCTGCTGTTGAAAGTGCTAAAGCTATGCTTACAAGTAACAAACCCTCTTTTAGGGTTTCTCCTCGTGAAGATAGTGATAATAAGGTTGCACAAACTATAAATGGGTTATTGGAATATATGTGGCAAATATCTGATGGTGACCAGATATTAAGAAATGTTATAGATGATTATTATGTCACTGGTATGGGTTGTATGTTAGTATATCAAGACCCAATGAAAGATATGGGTAAAGGAGAGGTATGTTTATTA